TGTGATCGCCGCCGTCCTGGTTGCTATTGGCGCTGTGATGGTCGTCGTGGGCGTCGGATTCGTGTTTTGGCCGGCTGGGCTAGTCCTGGCGGGCGTTTTGGTGTGCGCCGCGGGCCTTTTTGGCGTCGAAAGCGGGGAATAACCCTTTGGCTAACCTATTTTCGCGCCTTCGCGGCGGCGGCGAGGCTGAGCGCAGCCTGAGCGGACAACTACTCCCCTATTCGCTCGGCCAGTTGCAGGCCGACATAGCGACGGGCCTGAACTTCGGCGGCCAGTCATACGGCCCGTTCCTGAACCAGACGTATGGCGGCGGATCGTCGCATGAGGAGATCCCTCCGACGTTCACCGGGCTACTGGAGATGGCGTACAAGGCCAACCCTGTGGTCTATGGCTGCGTGACGCGCCGGATGAACGTCTTCACCGAGGCGCGGTTCCAGTTCCAGCGCATCAAGAACGGCCGCCCGTCTGACCTCTTCGGGACGACCGATCTGGCGATTATTGAGAATCCGTGGCCGGGTGGGACGACTGGTGACCTGCTTGCACGCGCCGAGCTCTACAACAGCCTCGCTGGCAATTTCTATGCCTATGTGGAGCGTGGCCAGATATTTATGCCGCGGCCCGATTGGATGCACATCATCCTTGGGAGTCGCAGCGAGCCTGACTTCCCGAGCATGGCTTGGGACGCTGAGATTCTTGGATACGTCTACCAGCCGCCGAATGGTGAGCCGAAGACGTTTCTGCGCGAAGAGGTCGCGCACTATGCGCCGAGTCCCGACCCGGCTGCGAAGTACCGGGGGATGAGTTGGCTTCAGCCCGTGATCCGCGAGGTCACGGCTGACGGCGCGATGACGACTCATCAGATCAAGTATTTCGAGAATGGTGCGACGCCCAACATGGTCGTATCGCTTGATTCGACGATGAACCAGACGGCGTTTGAGCGGTGGATCGCCGCGTTCCGTAACAATAATGAGGGACTAGCGAACGCGTATAAGACGATGTATCTCGCCGGTGGTGCGGACGCGAAGGTCGTCGGATCTAATCTTGAGGACTTCAAGACGGTGAAGGGGCATGGCGAGACGCGGATCGCGCTCGCTGCTGGCGTCCCGGCTGTCATCGCGGGGATCTCGGAGGGCCTTGAGGGATCGTCGCTCAACGCTGGTAACTTCTCGGCGGCGCGGCGCCTGTTCGCAGATACCACGATCCGCCCGTTGTGGCGGAACTTCGCGGCGAGCATGGAGACCATCGTGAACGTCCCCGGCGGTGCTCGGCTCTGGTTCGACGACCGGGACGTGCCGTTTCTGGCTGAGGATCAGAAGGATAAGGCTGAGAACCTGGCCCAGTCGGCGAACACGATGCATACCTTGATCGCTGGTGGCTATACGCCTGACAGCGTCACGTTATTTATGGAGTCGGGCGGCGATTATACGCTCCTTGAGCACTCAGGGTTGTACTCGGTGCAGCTCCAGCCGGCTGGTTCGATTACTGAGGGCAAGGGGTCGGTTGTGCAGGGTGTCGCGGTCGCGAAGGGCACGAATACGCCCGCCGTTCCGCCTGGCCAGGCCTCGCCGAAGCAAAATAGTGCTGATGACGGCGTTTTGGGCCTCTTGCGGCTAGCAGCGGGCGAAGAAGCGCCCAAATACGCCAGCGGAGGCGTTGTCCAGCGCCCACCGAAACGCGACGACGAACTCGTCGGGGTGCTCAGGGCGCTCGCGGAGCGGCAATCTGATGTGAATATCACCGTCGAGCCTGCGAATGCTCCCGAAGTGCGCGTCGAGGCTCCGGTGACGCATGTGAACGTGCCGGACACGCATATCAACGTCGAGGCGCAGGACGCGCCTGTCGTGAACGTGACGATGCCCGAACAGGCCGCCCCCGTGACGAATGTGACGCTCCCAGAGCAGCCTGCGCCGGTCACGAACGTCACCGTCGAAGCGGCGGAGCCTGCGGAGCCTGCGCATGTGACCGTAAACGTGCCTGAGCAGCCCGCTCCCGTCACGAACGTGACCCTCCCAGACCAACCCGCGCCCGTGACACATGTGACGGTAGAAGCCCAGCCAGCGGCGGAGCCTCCGGTTGTGAACGTGAACGTCCCCGAGCAGGAAGCGCCGGTCGTGAACGTCAAGGTCGATGCGCCGACGCCGGACGCGCCGACGATCAACGTGAACGTCCCCGAACAGGCCGCGCCCGTCGTGAACGTGGATGTCCCTGCACCGGCGCCGGTAGATCCGCCCGTGGTGAACGTGAACGTGGACGTGCCAGAGCCGACGCCGCCGAAGCGGTCGCTCAAGGTGAAGCGCGGCCCGGACGGCGAGATCACCGGCATCGAAGAATAAGGGGGAGTGTTGAGTGGCGTGTCTCGCTCCGTCGGGTGGCCTCGCGCCCAGCGAAACGCTGGCACCTGGCCGCCTCGCCCCATACGGCGGGCTCGCACCTAGCGAAACGCTCGCACCAAGCAGTTGCACGCCAGCGCCACCTGTTATCACGGGTGGGTCGAGCGGCGGATGGCGCGTTACGACAGACCCATACCAGTACAGCATCGTCGACGACACGATCACCGTCTACGAGGTTGAGGACGAGGAAGCGCTTCTGGTGCTCCTCGCCAGCCTGTAACCCCGACTAGGAGTGACCTGATTATGCGCCGTGAAAACCTCTATCGAGCCTGCATGCCGGGCGTCGAACTCCGCGAGGCGGACGGCGACACGGGTATGCCTACGATGACGGGCCACTTCGCCGTCTTCAACACGCCGACCGAGATCAATAGTTCGCGCGAGGGGCGTTTCATGGAAACGCTAGCGCCGGGAGCTTTTACGAAATCGATCCGCGAGCGAGCGAGCCAGGTGAAGGTCATGTTCAACCATGGCCGCGACCCTCAGATTGGCGAGAAGCCGCTCGGCCCGATCGCGGAGCTCCGCGAGGATGAGACTGGTGCCTACTACGAGGTGCCACTCCTCGACGCGCAGTACGTCCGCGAGTTGCTGCCCGCCCTCAAGGCAGGGTTGCTTGGAGCGTCGTTCCGCTTCTCCGTCGTCCGTGAGGACATCGTTGACAGGCCGGCGCGGAGCGCGGCGAACCCGGATCGGATCCCTGAACGGACGATCCGCGAGGCGAAGCTGTTCGAGTTCGGCCCGGTCGTGAACCCTGCGTATGCGGCGGCGACGGCTGGTATCCGCTCGATTACCGACGAGATCATGGACGTCGACGCGATCGCGTTGGCAAGTCCGATTCTGCTTGACGAGGAGCGCACCGCCCGCGCCCGCGTCTTCCTCACCCGAGCACTCCCCGGACAGGGGGAGCAGGACGAGCGTGAGGACACGAACTCCCCTAGCGGGGATATCCCGACCGCACCCGAAGCGGACGCCGAGCCTGCGAAGGCTCACCTCGCGCGCACGGGCCGTGGATCCATGTACCCAGGCCTCTATGGGCCGGAATCGACAAGGAAACCATCATGGCTTCTGTAACACTTGAGGAGCGCGTCGCACGTGACGCTGAGATCAAGGCGAGGCTCGCCGAGATCGACGCGGAGCATGCGGGCGACCAGCTCCCCGAAGAGGTTCGTTCCGAGTGGAACGACCTCAACCTTGAGCGCGAGGAGCTCTCGAAGATCATTAGTGAGCTTCGTGAGCGTTCCGCTCGGCTTGAGGAGTTGAAGGACGCGCCGGAGGCTCGCGACGAGCCGAAGCGCATCTACACGAGTTCGCGGAAGTCGGACAAAGAGGTTCACGACCTCTGGGAGATCCGACAGCAGAGCCGCTCGCCTGAGCATGAGGTCGAGTTGCTCCACGAGAACGCGCGCCGCTCAGTTGAGCGGGCCGTCATCTCGATCCCGCGGGAGTACGGCAAGAACCGCGAGGACGCGCAGGCCGGCATGGAGCGCCTCCTCGAAAACGATACGCATGGCGAGGTTGCCAGGCGTATCCTCGCGACGAGCTCGAACACGTACAAGCGCGCGTTCGCTAAGGTCATCGGTGGCCGCCCCGTCGCGTCGCTGACCGCTGAAGAGCAGCGGGCCATGAGCACGACCACGACCGCTGGTGGTTTCGCGGTTCCGGTCACGCTCGACCCGACTGTCCTTCAGATCAGCAACTTCTCGGTCAACCCGTACCGCGCGATCTGCCGGAATGTCACGCTCACCGGCAGCAACACGTGGGAGGGCGTCACGGCGACCGGTATCACCGCGACGTACCAGACTGAGGCTGGGACGGCGTCCGATAACACCCAGACGTTCGCGCAGCCCTCGGCGATCGTGCAGAAGGCGCAGGCGTTCGTGCCGTACACCTTCGAGATCGAGGGGGACATGGCTGGGCTCGCGGCTGAGCTCACCCAGGCGTTCGCGGATGCGAAGGATGACCTTGAGGCGACCCAGTTCACGACTGGTACCGGCACCGCGCCGGCTCCCGTCGGGATCATCGGCACTCAGGGTCTGACCACGACGCAGCGCTACCAGACTGCTGGTACCGCGGCGCTCGCGATCGCAGACATCGACTCTGCGTTCGCCCAGCTAGCTCCGCGGTGGCGGAGTCGCGCTGTGTGGGTCGCGCCGATGTTCTTCTACAACAAGGTGCGGCGCCTCTACACCGCTGGTGGCGAGACGCTTATGCCTGACCAGGGGCCGGGCAACGCTGCTGGTTTCTCCTCGGCCGCGTCGACGCAGAGCAACATCGGCTACAACCTGCTCGGCCACGGCGCATACGAGTGCACCGCGATCAACACGTCGAGTGTCCTGTCTTCGGGGACTAAGCAGGCGATCTTCGGTGACTTCTCGCGCGGCATGGTCATCGTCGATCGCGTTGGAATGAACGTCGAGCCGGTGTCCCATTTGTTCGGGGCTTCTGGTTATCCCAACGGCACGAGGGGCCTTCTGGCATGGTGGAGAAATAACACCGCCATCACCACGAAGACTGCTTTCGTGTACGTGGAGACGCTGTAATCCTGAACAGCGCGTAGACGCTACGGGCCGGGCGGGCAATCTCACCCGGCCCGTAGCGTGGCTCTATCGCCTCTTCCCCGGAGGCTCTGCCGCTCTCTGACGGCATTACTCATTGTACCTTCCGAGGAGGATGGCATGGCTGCTCGTAATAAGCCACCGCTGGTGTATGTGGCGACGCAGACGTTTTTCACTGATACGGCTCACGTGATCGGTGGTCAGACCAGGGTGCGGGAGGGCCACCCCCTGTTGAAAGCGTATCCGGATTGGTTCGTCGCGGTCGAGGACGCGCCGGTGCATTACGAGGTCGAAGCGGCGACCCAGGGGCCTGGTGAGAAGCGCGGCGACCAGTGAGGATCCTCTGGGCGAGTAACAGTCCGTACAACCTCTCGGGTTATGGGATGCAGACGATGATGGTCACGCCTCGTATCCAGGGCGCTGGGCATGACGTCGGCATCGCCGCGAACTATGGCGTCGAAGGCTGCACCCTCTCCTACGAGGGGCCGCGTGGTGCGATGCCCGTCTTCCCGAAGGGCGGCGAGCCGCACAGCATCCAGATCACCGGCGAGCACGCCGAGCGGTGGCAGGCAGACGTGATTATGACGCACTATGACGCGTGGGTCTACGAGTTGGAGCATTTCAAGGGCCGGCCGTGGGCGCCGTGGTTCCCGATCGACTGCGACGCCTTGCAGACGCAGGTCGAGGACAAAGTCAAGCACGCCGCGTTCCGTATCACGCAGACCCGGCACGGCCAGGCGGCTTGCCAGGATCGTGGGCTGAGTTGCGAATACGTCCCCGCCGCTTTCTCCGCTGAGTGGTACAAGCCGCAGGACGCGACCGGCTGGCGCGAGGGCGCTGGGATCCCAGAGGACGCGTTCCTGGTTGCGATGATCGCGGCGAACAAGGGCGCACCCGGCGCACCTAGCCGGAAGAGTTTCCCGCAGATATTCGAGGGCTTCAAGTTGTTCCTCGCGGAGCGCCCCGACGCATACCTCTACGTCCACACGATCATGCAGGGCCACCTAGACCTGCTGGAACTCGCGGATCGCTACGGGATCCAGAATAACATTAGCTTCGCGCACCCGTACCCGCTCGTGAGCGGGCATTGTTCGGTGCATGACATGGCGATGATCTACTCGGCCGCCGACGTGCTCCTATCGCCGTCGATGGGTGAAGGGTTCGGCGTGCCGATCATCGAGGCGCAGGCGTGTGGGACGCCAGTCATCACCGGTGACTGGACGGCGATGTCGGAGATCACGCGGACGGGCCTGGCGATCCCGAAGAGCGAGGCTGTGCGCTACCCGGTGCCGCATAGCGGCAAGGTGTATGGCGATATGTTCATAGTCCGGGGAGAGGCGGTACGCGATGCGCTGGTCGAAGCGACTACATGGAACCACGACCCAGCCGCGGTCGCGAGCGCGGTTGGTGAGTATGAGATCAGCCGCGTCTTCGACGAGCACTGGGTGCCGGTGCTCAACAAGCTCGAAGCGACACTAGCGAAGCCGAACCGGCCGCACCCGTCAGGGCTGAACAGGGCGCAGCGGCGTAGGGCGAAGATCCAAGGCGGCGCGCAGGTCGCAGCGTGACGACGATC